ACTATTGATGGTAATTATTGTAAGCCAATCTTGATGAACATCCCATCTATCAAAGAGTCTATAGATATAGAATCAAGAAAGTTTAAAATATCTAATGTAAGTCTTGACTTCAATAATTTTCCTTTTAAGGGCGAAAGATTTTCTGACCAACTATCTGAAACATCACTTATAAATAAAGAAGCTATTATATACTTTAAGAGCTCTTCTGAATTAAAAGAATTGTTTAGAGCTACTGTAAGAAGAATATCCCATGATGATGAAAAAGTTCGTGTAGAATTAGAAGACTTAACTGAAAAAGAAGCTCATAAAGATTTACCTAATCCTGATTTTATTTTATTAGAAAATGAAAATATACCAAAAAAATATCACAATAAATACACTCCATTAGTATATGGAAATGTAGATAGATGTCCTTTGGTTTTTGAGAGTTATAATCCAATTTCAGGAGATGGTTTATTAGTATCTGATTACAAATCTATAAATGGAATTTCAAACACCAATAGTTTTTATAACGAAACTAATAATTTATTAATTTATAGTAATGAACAATATTTACACGTTTTAAAAGATGCTTTTAGCCAAGAAATTGCCGATTATGGCTTCAAATCAACAAGCCAATATGAACAAAGCACAGAAAAATTTATTGTAAATCAAAGGATTTTTCAAGCTGAAGGTGATAATATTCTTGATACACAAGCATTAGACAGAAGTCCATTAAGTGAAAATATGTGTCAAGTAGTTTTTTATCAGCAACCAAGTAGCTATAAGTTATACAACCCTTTGGATAATAATTATAGCCCCCCCACTATAGCTCAAGCAGCATCAGTAGATTTGTTGTTTGAGGCTGAAAATATTTCAGATATAGTAAAAATTGGACAAGAATTTATTCATTCTGATTCAAACCCTGCAAATGATTTTAACCATTTAGACATTTCATTATATAAGCTGCAATATTCTTTTGACTATTCACCTAATTTTGTTGAAAACCCTAATACAGAGCAAAGTTTTAGAAAGACTTTTTTCTATAGAATAGAAAGCATATATAATAACTTTCAGCTTTTAGATGAGCTAAGTGATTTAGGTATTTTTTTAAGTAAAAAAGCATCAAATCAAGATTTTGAACTGTTATATGAATTTATAAACACAGATGGAAGCCTTACTTCTGATAGCACAAGTACTATGAATGAAAATTCATATAGCTCTTCATTTATATTTTCAGTATATTGGGGTTCTCAAAATTGGTTTAGTGCTAATAGTAGTCCTGTGGGTGGAAGTGTTTCTTTCCCAAGCGAAAGTCAGGGAATGAGTTGTAATCATCAATTTTTTGTTGAAAAAATGTATTGTAGGGCATTTTTTATGCACGATGGTTTTTTTGAAGAAGATTTCTATGCAAACATAAATGGCAGGATAAATACATTTACCGACCACCCCAATCCACCTCAAGATGATTTTATACAAAACCCTATTGATATTATTTATGACATTTTAAGAAGTGAGTTAGGATTAAGTGCTGAACAAATAAATGAAAGTGACTATGAAGAAGCAAGACTTGAACATAGTGATTGGGAATTTGGGTTTACTGTAAACAAAAAAATTGACTCTAAAAAGCTAATAGAGGACATAGCTAAATCTACTAAATGTTTTCCTAAATTTAGAAATGATGGTACATTTGGATTTAGTGTAATAAAAGATACATATGATACAAGTGATTATAATTCTGCACATCCTATAAAGCAATCAGATGTAATATCATATTCATTTAAGAAAACAAAACCTGAACAAATATATAGACAGGTAGACGTTCAATACAATATGGATTATGCACAAAATTCTTTATTAAGCAGAACAGATAAAAGAGATAGTGGTGCATCTGATTTTTATGGAATAGAATCACCTGATGATGCTTATTTAGAATTTGAATCTCCTTATATCAGAAATGAAGAAACTGCTGAAAATTTAAGAGATTTTTTAGCAGCACATTATAAAAATGACCACCTAATATTTAATTTAAAGTTACCACTACAATACATTGATTTAGAGATAGGTGAGCTTGTAAAGTTTGAAGAATTATTTCAAGGCTTAAAGGCATATGGAATTGATTATACCATTGAAAGTGAAATAGTTGAAGGCAGTAAGTTTTATCCTTTATTTATGATTACATCAATAACAAAAAATTTAGATTCTGTTTCTATAGAGTGTATGCAGTTACATGAGCTAACTACAGAAGTAATAGAAGAAGAACAAGAAGAAGAATTTACAGGTGTTTTAGGTGATTTAAATCAAGATGGGAATGTAAATATACTTGATGTAGTACAATTAATGAGTATAGTTGTTGGGAATGCACCAGCTACTGATTATTCAAGAATTGCAGGTGATTTAAATGAAGATGGTGGTTTAAATGTTTTAGATGTAGTTTTAATGGTTAATTCTATATTAGAAGATTAGGAGATTTTATTTAATGATAACATATGGTAATGGTGAGGTTTTATTTAATGGTTCTGCTAAAGGGTTTGAGATTAGATATAAAGGTACTATCAAGATTACAGATAGTCCTGATAATCTTTTTATTAGTGCTAATAGAAATAAAATTGTTGGTGTTATGCTAAATAATCAAAATATGCCTTCTTTGCTTTTTAATTATGTAGGAGAATTAAGGTTACTATCTGCTAAATCAGCCACTAATGATGTTGTAGAAAGAGAGCGTATCACTTTACAAGGTGTTGATTATTGGGAGTTAGATCAAGAGAAATGGGAAGATGATGGTTCATTATGGGGCACAAGAGATGGCACATATTTAGTAGGTTCAAGACAAAGATATAATGCACATGACATTGTAGTCAATAACAACCTTAAAACTCAATTTAAAGGGCAATATTATTATCCTGATGGCAAACCTGTACCTGCAAATGAGCCAATACATATACACGCTGATGGAGTAGTAATGTCAGGTGGGGTTCACACAGAAACTTCAGTAACTTTAAAAGATAGCCCTGATACTAAAACACAAACAATTACACAAACTGTACAACAACCTGCACAAACTACTACTGTTAGCACTACTACATATTCAAGTGGTGGCAGTTCAGGTGGAAGTTCAGGTGGAGGAGGATATTAATGGCTTATCAAAATGTAGGCACACCACGATTTTATGTAGATTGGACAAGCTATTTGTTAAATCAAGGAATAATTCAAGGTTATGACAATGTAAGAATTACACCTGATGACGAAGGTTCATATTTACCCATAGGGATGCTAAACCCAACACACCAAAGACATTGGTCTGCCACAGGAGATGCAATAGGGGATGCAGGTGAATGTGGGATATTGTTTAAAACTCCAAATGGAACAGTCTTAAATATGGAAAATGCTAATTGGTCAGGAGTTTTAGGTCATAATTTAGGTGATTATGATGGATATAGCATAGGAACAGCATTTAGGTTAGCTAATAATCAAGGTTATCCAAAATTAAATTTAACTAAACCAATAATAAATTGTGATATTGAAAACAATTTAATGAAACCAATTTTAAGTGGATTTAGTTTGTGTGAAGCAGAAGGCACAACAAACATTACAACCCAAGCTATAATAACAGGTATATATGCTTTAAATAGAGGGCAACAAAGTAGCAATGACATACTAAAGTTTGGCTCATTTTGCTTTGGTAAATATTACGATATGCCACATTCACCTGATTTATCTCTTAAACTATCTTTTGAGTATGATGGTGTAAAAACAATACAAACACGAGGAGGGGCAACTCTATCTAATGCAACTTATACCAAGCCTGCTGATTGGGGCGATAATGGTTGCTGGCAATTAGGCAATCAAACAAATTTTCGTAGTGGTCGTAGAGTATGGGATTTATCATTTTCTTATCTATCTGAATCAGATGTTTTCCCCTTAAATGCAAGTTCAGGCTATCAAGCAATAATAGGCTCTGAAAGTGGTTATCCTGATGGTTCTATTGTGCAGGTTTCAGGAGCAACTACTGTAAATAATACAACTGATGATTCTTATGAATTTACATCAAGCATAATAGATGGTACAGATTTTTTCTCACAAGTATGGAATAAAACTATGGGTGGACACTTGCCATTCATCTTCCAACCTGATGCTCCTAAATATGATTCAAATGGTGCTCAAATAGGTGGGAATAATAATGCTGACCAATTTGCAATCTGTAGATTCGATATGAACTCATTGAAATATGATCAAATAGGATTTAATACCTACAATGTCAAGCTAAAGATAAGAGAGGTGTGGTAATGGGAACGAGGACTTTGCTATACTAATAATTGCTATTATTTTTGGTATCATATTTAACTATACTGAAACCAACCCTAATCCTTGCCCTGAATATTGCTCTGTAAATCATAAGCATATCAGTAATCAAAGGCACGCACTATATCAAGATGCATCTTGTGATACAACTTATTATTATCATGATAACGATCTGTTTCACACTTTACAGCAACTGCCTTAAGTTTATCATATGCAACCAAGAAATGTTTTTTAGCTTTTGTAGAATATAAAAAGCATGACATTGGATGAAATTTAGTCCAGTAATCATAAGCTTTAATATCGTCAACTTTTAACTTTAAAACATCATGAAAGCCTTTACATTCCATCATTACTGGTTGATCCAGGAATAGCATAAAATCAGGCATAGAGCTTAACATTGGATTTAGCTTTACAAAATCTTTACCACCAACAACACCCCTGCAATCAAATCCAAATTGTGTCCAAGTAATTCCTTTTTTATTAAGAAACTCTTTACACTTATCTTCAGCTATATCAATGCTGTTTCTTCTCTTAAAGCTTTCTGTATCATTCATTTAGATAGTTCTAGCTTTGCTTTTAGTTCTTCAATTTCATCCTCTTTAGATTTTAACAACAGGTAATCTTCAATCCAATCATCAAACCTAATCATCGCATACATTTGTCCACGATCCTCTTGAAATACCTGCAAATCCACTTCTTCACTTGGCTTAAGGTAGTCAGGAAGTTTTTTTCTTGATTTAGCTTGGATTCTAATTTGCTCATCAACAAGCACATCCACTTCTTCATGCCAACCAAGGCTTCTACCATTACTTCCCCAAGCTCTGCGAGAATTAATCCCACGATGCCCCAAATAGTTAACCATTTTTCTTTCAAATCTAACTCCTTTTTGTTTATTTTTATTTGGCATCTTCTCTCTCTATGAGCATATTTAGATAAAATCTTGCTTTCTCTAAATCCTCAACTCCATTTTTAAGTTTATACCTTGTAACATATTTTATGATATTACCTTCAAGATAGTCCATTTCCCATGCATTTATATACTTAATGCATTCAATGCTACCTTTGTTGTAATGTGGTGGATTATTTACTTTGTCCAATCTTTATACCTCTTATTTTGTTTATAGCTATTACCAAACTCTTCTCTCATTGCACATAGGTGACAAGCTGTTCTCTCTTTAAAATTATCAAGTAATTTTATAATGGCAGGATGTGGTAATACCATATAATATGGTGCATTTTTCTTCTTAACTCCACACACCTCACATTTATAATGTTTTTTGTTATCACCTTTTTTAATCCTGGTAAGCATCACTAAAATCTACATCAACTTTATCTAAATCTTTCATTTTACCTCCAAGCTGTATATATCTGCTTTGTATAGTATCTATAAGTCTATCAGTAACAATACATCCAGCAAATCTCGACCTTTCACCAACACCAATCTCATAATAGTGACGTAATAACATCCTGTAAGATGATAGTACCTTTCTATCTGTTGTGCTGCTCATCAATTAACTCCAATTCATTTTTAAGAAATTTATTCTCTGCTTTAAGTTTTTTATTTTCAAGTATCAGATAAGATGTTTTAGATTCTCTGCAATAATTACATCCCATCATTAAATCTTTTGATTTACACTCGTGACAATATTCCATAATTACCTCTTATAAATCCCATGGCCACAGGGCTGTCAATTCGTGGTCAACAACTGAAAATCA